CGCTTACCTACACCGCACCTCAAACCCAACAACCTGCTCCTGAGGCTCAGCAAGAGACCGATACCTCACCAGAAGAACCTCGAGTCCCCGTTGCGTTACGCGCAACGAGCAAAAAGCCTACCTTTAAGAAGGCTGTTAACTGGGATCAGACTGGCGAATACATCGTAACCTTCGAGGACGGAGATCGGTACACGCTCTACTTCGATGAAGATGCATCTGAAGCTGGAGATGACGTTAACTTTGAGTCTGTTGACGGAAAGGTTACTGACCTTGGAGACATGCTTGGAACGACCAAGCAAGAGGCGATCAACTCTTTGATCGATCATCGACAGAAGTTAATTGACGCCGGACAAGACTCATACAACGTGCCTCTGAATCCTGAGGTAGGTAGTGAGATTGTTTTCAAGGCGTTCGATTTTATCGATCAAAAATCCCCAGTGACAGAGAAACAGCTTCGCGCAAAATTTAAGTCACTAGAAGACAATCAGTTTGAAAATCTGAAGAAGCAACTTACCGACGAGCAACAAGACGAAGAAAGCCAGATCCTTGTTGAGGATGGTAAGTACGTGTCTTATGGCTACGTTCAGGAAAGAGATCAATCTGAAGGACCAGCTTTTGCTCGTAAGCAAGTGCCAATCTCTAACGCGGTAGAGCGGTCAAAGACCAAATACGCTGAGTACTCTAGCGCTCTAGAAGAGGAGTTCTTCGGTAACTTCTGGCCTCGAATGATGGAAGAGGTTGGGGGGACGGTAACCCCTGACAAAGTTAGAACTGCCGCCAAACGCGCAGTCAAAGACATTGACGGGTGGGTCAAAGAAAATCCGAAGTACAACAACTACTACGATGAGGACATGGCCGCTGTTCGAGGCGCCTTAGAAAATCACTTCGGCTCAGTGACAGACGACGATCTGCTGTTCTTCCAAGTGGCTAACGGATTGACGTCACCCGCAACACAGTTACGTTCGAATGTAGGCGATGCTGTCCGCGTACTTGACCTGTTCAAGAGAGAGGGAAACCTCGACTCTATTGTTATGGGCAAGAGTCAGAAAGGTAACGCGATCATATCGTCTAGCCCTATCTCTATATCCGGCACAACCGGCCCAACCAAAGCCAGAAGCCTCAAGGTATTTGATCGCTTGATCAAAGAGAAAGGCGGTGTACGACAGGCCGTCGATTTCTTGAAGGAAGGCGTGACAGCAAAAGAGTTGCAAGCTTTCAATAGAGAGATGGGCTACGTCAGTAACGTCCCCAACATCCCCTCGATCAGGTCGCTAGTCGAGCAGGCAACCGGACAAGACGAGTTGATACCAAGGTTCTTTATCTTCAACAAGAAGATTGGCGCCTACACCATGAACCTGTCAGGTGACCCGCGCTACACGACTATTGACGTGTGGGAGTCGCGATTTATTCGAAGCTACTTCGACGGTCTGTTCCAAGAGAACACTGGCTTGCCCATGAATGTTGCGGAAGACCAGCTATTCCAAGACTTCTCTACGCTGTTCAAGGAGGAGTTCGACAAGACAACTGGACTATCTGCTGACCCATCAACTTTACAGGCTATGCGTTGGTTCTATATGATCAATGCGGCTAGGGAAGCAGGCTACAGAGGAGCCTCTACCAATGAAACAATCTCAGAAATCACAGTTGACCAACTCCAAAGACTTGGAGGCGGCGGCAATGAAAGCCGGCGAAGCGGCAATGAAGCGGCTCCTTCTCAAGATGAAAGCCAACCGCAGTTCGCAAGGAACCCCTCGTACCGGAGCAGAGACGCCCGATTCGTAGCACGTCAAGAGGCGCTAAAAGATCTTGAAAACTCTGGCATCATGCTGGATGACGGGGTCTCAGAGTACGACATTGACGAGGCTACCATTAGCCCAAGATTTAAGAGACTTCTCAAGGCGCTAGAAAGAGAAGACTACTTAGGCTTTGATCGAATGGATGATGTAATGATCATGCTGTTCGATGATGAAGACGGGCTGGAAAACTACGACGTATCCCCTGCCCTCAAGTCAGCATTTGGCAGATACCTCAACGAAGTAAACGGCTTCACTGACGACAGCCCTCAGTTTATCCGCGTACCTCAGCCTGATAACAACGACGTTAGCTTCAACCTAAATGACGACTTCTCTGTCGATAAAAGCGTAGAGTCGCGCCTCAAGAAGGTGATGCCCAAGACGGTCACTAGAAAGTTAAGTGACCGACTCGAGCGATTGAAGGATCTCGAGAACAGGTTTGCAGAGTTCCTTGGATTAGATCGCCTGCCTTCCGCTTTCTCCGCTTACGACAACGAAAACCTGATGCACTCAAAAGTCCAGAAGCAGTTGGAAGATTTTGAGAAAGCGCATGTTGTTCCTATCGCTGAGCTAATCAAAGATTCCGACCTTGAGCTGGATCAGGTTGGCTTGTACTTGCTGGCTAAACACGCGCCAGAACGTAATGCCAAGATAGCTCAGCAGGAGCGAGAGCTTCGAGATCTTCAGATCGAGATTGTTAGGGAGGAGATCGATAGCTTTAGTGGTGACAACGACGCAGAGCTTGCACGTCTCCAAAGAAAACTTGAGGTGCTAGAAACTGCTCCTCTCAAGTATCAAGAGAAAGGTTCCGGCATGACCGATGAGGAGGCGCAAGCCACCATCGAGCTTGCCGAAAACGAGGGTCGATCTCAAGAACTCGAACAGGTTGCTGAGCGAGTATATGCCATGCTGTCAGAGATGAGGCAGAACATGGTTGAACAGGGCTTGCTGGACAACAAGACCAAGGAAGACTGGCAGGACACCTATCAGTTCTACGTTCCCCTCAAGGGCTTTGCGGCGTTCCCAGAAGGTCTTGAGATGAAGGGCGGTAGTGGCACTCAGGGCTTCAGCATCAAGGGATCAGAAAGCTTCAAGGCCAAGGGTCGTGTAACACTACCGGTCAATCCGCTGACCGTGTCGTTCAAGGACGCAGAGGAAAAAATTGTTCGGGCGGAAAAAAATAGAACCGCCCAAAAACTCCTCAAGATGTTCGAGAAGTTCCAGTCACCTGATAACTGGCGAGTGTACAACCAGAAGGTACGCCCACCTCGTGACGACAACCCTGCTGAGATGAAGAGTAATCAGGAGATGCGTTCTGAGCGCAGGGCTGACGACGGTCTACCCAGATACATAGAGGTCAAGCGTCGAGGCAAGTCGTTCTTCATCGAGGTTAGAGATCAGGAGCTGAATCGTCAGTTGCAGAGTGGCGGCGTAGGCATGTTCAACAATCAAGTTGACTTCATGAACAAAGCACTGACGGCTATGCAGAAGTTCCAAAACTTCAGACGCAACATGCTCATCAACTATAACCCAAGCTGGGGCTTGGTTAACCCACTGCGTGATGTGCAGACAGGCTTAGCGTTTGCTATTTCTGAGTTAGATGCAAAGGGTGGTCGATTAGAGGGCAGGTTTGACGGCGGAACTGATCTTTTCCACAAGATCACTAAGGCTTATGTGCCTTCGTTAAGGGCGTTCTGGCGACAAGCTAGAGGCACTGAAGGAAAGACAGAAGAGGCAAGAGAATACGATCAGTTTGCTCGTGAATATGTAGCGGATGGCGCCCCTACAGGATTGTCAGTTACTAAGTCTCTTGAGGAGCAACAGCAACGATTCGAAAACCTCATGGGTCAAACCGCTCGAGCTAGGGGCATCAACAAGTTACGGCCTGCATTTGACTGGGTTGAGGATTTAAACCAGACAACAGAGAACGCCGCACGTCTAGCAACCTACATCGAAGCAAGAAAAGCTGGCGTTGAAAGAGCTGATGCGGCAACCCTAGCGAAAGACTTGACGGTCAACTTCAACAGAAAGGGTGAGTACAGCTCAGCGATTGATAGCTTGTACCTGTTCTTTAACGCGGCCATCCAAGGCAACGTCAACATCATCAAAGCGCTTACTCGCGGCAAGAAAGAGGGTGGCGTCAGCAAGGCTCAAACTTTGGCGGCAAGCATGGTTATGTTCGGGTTCGCCAGAACCTTGGCTAACATATCAATGGCAGGTGAGGACGACGACGGCGAGTCTAACTACATTGACTACAACGAGTACGTGATGAAGACGTCCATGGTCTTTACCGACGGACGACAAGGCTACGCCATGCCAATGCCCTACGGCTACGGACTGTTAGACAACATAGGTCGGTTCGGTGCTGAAATGGTTATGGGTATTAAGACGCCAGAACAGGTGGCTGTTGATCTCGCGACATCTGTTGATCATCACTTCAACCCCATGAGCTTGCATGCGACTGGTGACGATAGAGATTTGATTGAGAGCGCCATGCTGAAGGGCATGTTCCTGTTGAGTCCAGATATTGGTGATATGGCTATTGAGCAGATAGCCAACGTCAACTTCTTCGGATCAAACATAACGATCCCGTCGAACCCATTGCTTGTGGAGCGGCCTGCTTCTTATGCGTCGAAGCGCGGAACCAATGAGGTCATTACTGGATTTGCTGAGTTCATAAACGACGTTACTGGAGGCAGTGAGTACCGAAGCGGTGTAGTCGATCTAAGCCCAGAAAGAATGATGCATTTTTATGAGTTCTTGATGGGCGGTGTTGGCCGGTTCTTGGATGATTTCTCAGATACTGTAATGAAGTTGGAGTCCGAAGAACCTGACTTGCTTCCTAAAGACGTGCCTATCCTTCGTACTTTTATGCCCATGGCGAGCGAGTACTCAGACAGGGTTACGTTTTATCAAAACCGTGGTGAGTTTTTGCAGTACAGAAGAGAGTTCAAAGAGAGCAACAGAGCGGACCAGATTGCTTTACAGCGCCGTTTCGGACCTAAGCTGTACCAGTTCGAGCTTACTCATAAAGCAATCGAGAAGAAGCTGAGAGAGTTCAGCAAGCAAAAGAAAGCCCTTTACGATGACAAGGTAATCGACTCGATGGTTCGATGGAAGCGACTGCAAGCTATCGCAGAGGCTGAAGAGAAACTATTTGATGAGTACAACAAAAGATTTGACGCGGTGAAACCGTAGGTGATGCCATGCCAGAGCTAGACGACAACACAAGACTGTCTGTTCCCTTACGGAATCTGATTGCACTTGGTGCTGGTCTAGTTATGGCTACCTCAGCCTACGTCACGCTGGATACTCGCATCATCGCCATCGAGCATCAGCAAACGATTCAGGACATGACCATCAAAGACAACGCTGACTTCGTTCGGGAATGGCCGCTAGGATTGCGAGGCGCCCTGCCCGATGATCTTAGACAGGACAGCAAGATCCTGTATCTCGAACAGCGTAGTGAGGAAATCGCTGAACTGCGAGAGACAGTCAACGACATGCAAGTACAGTTGGGCGTCCTTACTTCAGAGGTCAACGACCAGAAATAAGCGCTCAAGGTTCAGTTACTTACGGAGTTGGTTGCTGTGAGAAGGCTTCGTAAGTTATTGATTTTTAAGGAAACGGGTGATTAAACCTTGCCAAGGTTGAGGTCGCGAGTTCGAACCTCGTTTCCCGCTCCATACTCCTAACTGCCTGTTTTCACAGGCTTTTTTTTGTTTTGTAGGGACAGAACCCTTAGGTGTTCAGCTCCGGCCATTTTTTTAAAATGACGTGAACCCAAATCCAAGGTTCAGCTACCCCCTTAACATGCCTACAATCCGGTTCGCCGCCTGCTTCTTGTGAGCGTTGTTCATGTGGGTGTACCGCAGAAGCGAGTTCATCGACTTCCATCCCCCAATGTCCATCAGCTCACGAGCATCAGTGCCAGCCTGTAGATGCCACGTCGCGAACGAGTGCCGCAATGTGTGGAAGGTCGTGCCGGCTGGTAGTCCAGCTAAGTCCACCGCCTTCCGCCAAGTCTTATTACCGACCGCATCTTTGCTGAACGGCTTGCCATTCTCCTGAACAAACACACAGTCAATCTTCCCTCGAAGGAATGGTCGTCGCTTGATCAGCTCCTCTTGATAGCGCTCCCTCTTCTTGAGGATTGCTTTGGCGTCATCGTTGAGGGGTACAACCAACCGGTCACCGTTCTTTGTTTCGGAAGACGCGAACGTCATCAGCTCTCCGCACTTACTGATCTGAGACCAGCGCAGTGTTCGCACATTGTTACGGCGTTGACCGCAAGCCAATGCAAACTCCACCATGTCAGCACGTAGCGGGTCGAGCCATCTGATCAGCGATCTGACTTGATCAGGCTCTAAGTAAAGCTCCTTCATTTCTTCCGGCAACGTCTTGATCGTTGGCACTGTCTCGAGGATCTCGAGTTGGTCTCTGGCGTAATTCAGAATCAGCCTGAGGTACTTGAGATACGTGTTGACTGCGGCGTTGGTGAGTCCTTTCTCGTAGAGCAACTCTTCTTGCAGGTCGTTGATGTCTACCCGACGGATAGATGCAACGCTACGGTTGCCCCACCTATCGATCAACTTTCTGATAGCCGCTTGTGCGCTTGTACTCTTGTCGTTGCCTCGTTTTGTTTTAAGTTTTAGGTAACGCTCTGCTACATCTCTGAACTTCATAAATACTCTCCGTGTATGAAGCCCCTCACAGCAACTCCAGCTTAAACAAAAAAGGGGGATGTTTCGACTTGCGTCTACTCGTCCCCTAAAGTTAGGAGCCACTCACTGGGAGGGGATGGCGCGTTTGCCAACCGGTGCGCCAAGCCGGTAAGGAAACCCAGATGGGCCTTGGCTAATTAATCGTATCAGACTCCTCGCTAATTACTTCTGCCTCTTCAGGGGAAGGGAGGGGTTCCGGCAGTAGTTTTTTAGCGTCTGATAAGATTGCATCAGCACCTGCTCTCGCCGACTCGATCAGCGGTGCAAGCACTGAAATACTGTTGTTGGTTTGCTGAACGAGTACCAGCATGTTCCGGCATCGCTCAGATATGTCTTCGGCGTTGTAAGATTTGCCGTCGATAATGATGGTTTGTACTTCGCTCATTGTTTACGTTTCCTCGTGTTTTCGCGAATGACTTGATATTTCCTTGGTGCTTTCACCAAGATTTGTGCTTGGGGGACGCTCTTTCGTTGAGCGGGATCTCCCCTTCCGCACACCTCACAGTAGTCATCGTTCCCATAGAAATAGGTTTGGATGCCCACCATTTGGATGGAGACTGATGAAGACAAACGAGAGGGTTTGTCCCCAACAGTCAGGACGAGGTCAGCCCTGCCTTCCTTGTCCGTGATTGTGACTAAGCAATCCTGCGCTCCATCGTGATCCCTGACTCTGCGTACCCACATCTTGTGATCGTAAGTCTCCTCAGGGTTATCTGGATCGAGCTTCTCCCCTCCGTAGAGGAGAGAACCGACTGCTCGTGTAAGTCTTAAACCGCCCATAAATAACCTTAGAAAGGGATGTCGTCCTCTGGCAGGTCGTTCTGCACAGGAGCCGGCGCAGGTGCAGGCGCAGACTTGGCAGGCTTGTTGGGGAGCCAGAACTCGACATTGAGTTGAGTGACTTCGCCGTCTCGCTTTTGCTCAGCCACTTCGAGGTTATAACGGAAGGGATTACCTCCGTTCATGTCGAGAGTGCTTTGCAACTTGTCGATCATCTCTTGATCGATCTTGAGCCAGCCGTCGAAACTTGGAATCTTTAGAGCTTGCTGTTCTTTGCCAAGCTCTTGGAACCAGCCGTACTGCTTGAGTTTGTTGTACTTCTCAAGCTTCTTCTCTCGATCTAGCGGGTAAAGGCGCCCCTTACCAGCATTGATTGCCTCAAAGGCGGTAGGTTTGTTCTGCATTAGTCGTCTCCGATTGTCTTGATTGATGATTGCAGTGAATTGTTCGTGCGACGAAAAGTGTCGAGCGAACTGTCTTTCTCAAGCAGGGCTTGTTCCCCGCCTAGAAACTCAAAAGCCCTTCGATAATCAACCGGAGGTGTTTTTTGAATGACCTGTATGGAAACCCATCCATTGGTGATGGAGCGCTCATACTTTTTAACTAGCTCTTTCTTGAGGGAGTCACGGTGCGACTTCAGCTCCTCAAGCTCAGCAAGTGCCGTGTGGTTCAGCACTTCGATCTCATTGATCTTTCCCTGTACATCAGCCAGCTCTGTGAGCTGGGCGTCTTCGATCTCCTCGTAGTCAGGCACGAGAGGATCTAGATGCTTTTGCGCCCGCACTGGATCTGCGGCCTCTTCTTGTATGAAGTCGTACCAAGCCTTGTATAGATCCAGTCGAGTGACCTTGCCCTTGCTTGGCTCAGGTAGCAGGCGACCGTCTAGCTCCTCGTCGAGCCAGTCCCAGTTACGCTGTACCCTGTCGATATGCCACTGGCCTTCTGCCTGCGGATCTTTAGCGAGGTAGCACATGAAGTCACACCAATCGAGATCACAGACCTCCATGACCATGTGGCACTGCCATAAGTACATGATTCGCTTCTCGTCAAAGACTGAGTAAGGCGCCTTAGTCCACTTGGGGAAGGGACACTTGAACTCACAACCGCCCTCGATACCCACAAGCCCGTCAGGAGACGCGGCTAAAAACTTATGCTCTTGGTGAATTACAAGCCCAGTCTCTTCGACACGGTATCGCTTGATCTCTTCCAGCTTGACGCGAGCGTACTCTTCCATCATCGAGCCATGCTCAACGGCGGCGTTCGTTTGAAACTCAGACTCAGCACCCAGAATTGCTCTCACCTCTTGGCGGACCAAATCCTGAACACTCATGTAAGGGTGGATGCCTTCGTATGCGGCGCACACACTGGCTTTAATTTTGCCGGCCCGTGCTTTGAGCCAGCCCTCAGATCCCTGCGGATGCACTTCAACAAACGTCATACCTTCCACCCCTTCTTCTCGCAGATTTCAGACCATCGGTTCTGGTTGTAATCCTCCAGACCCAACTGGGTTAGCTTGCGATTGAAGCGGTCAAAGATTTTCTGGGCGGCGCTTTTGTTGCGGGACTGCTGTATCTTCTCCCACGTATCCTCACGCCACAGACGATCTACACGTTCCTTGGTTTCCTCTTCGGCATCGATCTGCTCGTCAGGCAGTAGCTCCTCCTGAACAGCTTCGACGGCAACCTCTTCCTGTGCCTTCGACTTGATCCAAAGCTGGTGGCCCAGACCAAACTCAGCCATCGCTTTTACACGACAGCGTTGCTTTGTAGTGTTGATCTGTCCGCTGTTTGGGTTACGGATGGGGCCGTTAGAATCTCTCACAAAGAGAGATGTAATCTGAGTGTGGGGTCCGATGGTCATGCGGCATCTGACTTCTGCCGTACCATCATTGAAGTAGTGTACTTCCCTGCCCTCAGGATCTTCGGTGAACTCCCAAGTGTACTCAGGAAATTCGGCCATCATGAGGGCGTGAGCATTCATCCACGGCAAGATAGTGAGAGACGTTCCGTCCTCTAATATCTCTCGCTCCGTGAGCTGGTTGGAAATATCTATTGCAGAAAGCGCAGTCCAAATAGACTGTTTGGTGAGCTGATCCATGTGTATCGTCCGTGTAATTCATCCCTGTAACTACACGAAATTTAAATCAGCTAAATGATAATTTCAACCTTCAGATTTATTTTTTAACGCCAAAACCTGCTTGGTTTTTTGCTTTATCTCTTCAGATGCTTCAAGAGTTCCGTCTCTCGTAACTTTTCTACACAACGCGGCCCGTAGCACTGACAAAAATTGATCGTCTGATAAGCGGACTTTATTCATGAATCTCCTTCATTAAAAAATTTGTGCAGGTTGCCCATGAAAACATCCATGTTGTCTGCGTCCGTGAAGCCCATTAGCACTAGCGCGGCCAGTTGCTTTGCTGATAGATCGATGCCGTATTGGTCCTCGAACTTTTTGCACCTCAACAGCAGTGAGGTCAGTTGTTTCTCTGTTATGTTCAGGCCTCTGCTCTCGCCATTCACCCATTGATATAGGTCTATATCGAAGACGTCGCAGAACTTTATTGCCATGTCTAAGTTCTTTGGCAGTGACCCTTCAAGCCATGCCGCCGCACTTGCATTTGAACATCCGACCTTGTTTTTTATATGTGACGCCCTGCCCCAGCCAGCGATCCCTTTCTTGTCTAGCTCTTCGTTGAGGAACGCGGCGCGGGCTTCTTTGTCCCAAGCCATAAATACTAATCCGTGTGATAGGAGGTTCTTTTACCCGACCGTCCGGTTTTTGTCTATAGGTTGACAAACCGGCCACGGTGGCTTTCAATTTTGCTCCTTGAGTATAAATTCTCATTTGCTTAATACACGGACTAGTATGATTTTTAAGCCTGCCTCGCAAACTTGTCGTCATTATACGAAGCTACCTAACGACCTGCTCAGGGACAAAGACCTGACACCAGAAGCCATCGGCTTGCTCTGCTATCTACTCTCCCACGTAGACAACTGGCGGGTTACCCAGTCTCAACTTTCGAAGCACTTTTCCTGTACTCCAGCCCGCATCCGAAACATCGCGGACTGTTTAGAGCAAACCGGTTATATCCGTCGAGTCCGATACGTTGAAGAGGGCAAAACTGTCTTTGACTGGGAAGTGTACGACCAAAAACAATTACCAGTATGCAAAAAAGCAGATGTCGAAAATCGACAAGTGGATATTCCACATGTGGAAAATGAAGAGCAAAGAATAACTATAGAGAAAGAAGAAACATCTAATAAGAATAACCATTGGAAAGAAGACCTCCTCAACTCATGTCCTGAAGGTATTCCGAAACAGGCATGGCAGTTGTGGTGGGATCACAAGGCTGGCAATCGCAAGCCATCGAAGAACACCGTCACTCGCCAAACACACGACTTCAAGGAAATGGCTAAGCATGGCTATGACCTGAGGGAACTCATCCCCTTCTCTATCTCGCGGGGATGGCAACGGATAGGGAGTCCTGACTGGGACTCTCTGGATCGCTTTAAGAACATAAGTCGAAACGACGATCTACTAGCTGAGGTTAAGTAATGGATATACGCGCTTTGTCGCAAGAACTAGGGAGACATGCACATCAAATATGTCTAGAGATTTTTCCTGACGGGGTTGTTGAGTCAGGTTGTTACAAGGTAGGAAGTGTTGACGGCGACAGGGGGCGCAGTCTTTCCGTTTATTTACATGGTGATAAGTGTGGCAAGTGGATCGACTTTGCCACGGGTGACTCTGGCGACATGCTGGATCTCATCCAACAAAGCAGGAACGTGTCTCTGACTGAGGCAATGGACTGGGGGGCGAAGCGGTACAGCATCAGGGAGTTTGCGGCCAAGCCAAAAATTTCTCCGGCGGGAAAAAAGAAATACGTCCTCCCCACCCCACCACCACAGAGCAACAACGCTTACATACATGAGTACATGGAGAGTCGTGGGTTCAAGGATGTAGGGGAGGTGTACTTCCGGCACAAGATTTATGAGACGCAGTCACGGGGCGGTCTGGATGTGGTGTTCCAGTACTTCGATCCCGACGGCAAGCTCGTGTTCATCAAGAACAAGCCCATCAATTACGACGGGCATCCGATGCCGCAGAAGGACACGCGCCCAATCCTGTACGGGTGGCACACCATGCCCAAGGACAGTCGCAAGCTTTGGATTGTTGAGGGTGAGTGGGACCAGATTGCCGCGAGTGAGCTTGGCTTCCCTGCCCTGTCGGTTCCCTTCGGCGGCGGTAAGGGTCGCAAGCAACTCAACTGGATCGAGCAAGAGTTCGAGAACCTCAAGCGGTTCGAAGAGATCATCATCGCCACTGACATGGATGAGGAAGGTGAGCTTGCGGCTGAAGAAATCAAGAAGCGATTCGGCGACCGATGCTACCGGATTACCCTGCCCACCAAGGACATCAACGAGCTACTGCAAAAGCAGGGCTATGACGGCGCTCGAACTGTCCTCGAGGCGGCGTATGAAGACGCCCGATGGCAAGACCCAGACACCCTACATTCTGTTATGGAATTCAAGGAGCGTGTCGATGCCATCTTTGAGAACTCCAGCTCCGACACGATGGGCTTTCGTTCCGGCTGGGAAAAGCTGGATGAAGAGGACATCAGGTTCCGGCCATCGGAACTATGGGGACTCACCGGTATCAACGGACACGGCAAGTCGATGTGGTTGGGCCAGCTTTGCTTGAACGCCATCGAGCAGGGCAACAAGGTTCTGATCTGTTCGCCGGAGATGACGCCCGAAAGATTACTGCACAGGATGCTACGTCAGGCCGGCGGGTCAGAGCATCCACCGGAGGCATACCGCGACAAGCTAATGGGTTGGCTCGAGGGTAATCTCTGGCTGTACGAAGACAGGATCACGCCCAGCGCCAAAAAGCTGTTGGCTTGCTTTGAGTACGCCTACGCTCGTTACGGTATCAACGTCTTTGTTGTGGACTCACTGACCAACATGGTCGATCAGCAGGACAACTCAGCCCAGCAGAAGTTTGTCGAGACGCTTGTCCATTTTAAGCAGACAACCGCGTCCACAATTTTTCTTGTCACCCACTCCCGAAAAGGTGAGGACGAGAACACCGCTCCCAACAAGTTCGACGTCAAGGGGTCCGGCTCTATTACGGACCTTGCCGACGGCTTCATGTCGTTGTGGAAAAACAAGCGGAAGGCAGACCACCTAGAGCAGGCGGCGGTCCTCAACGAGGAGCCTGACGAGAAATTTGTGAGGCAGTGGGATGTGTACCTCGAGATCCTGAAGAACCGGAACGGAGGTTATGAGGGGCGAGTCGGCTTTCAATTCGATCCGCGTTGCTTGCAGTACCAAGAGCGCCGCACATCCTCGACCAAGTATTACATCAACTATTCGA